GTCTAGAAAACGTCGTGGCTGAGACCTGTGGCGGCGTTGAAGACGCCCTTCAGCGTCACCGAGAAGTCGGCGAGCAGGAGCAGGCGCTCCATCGCGGACTTGTCGATGCCGGTGATGTCCTGCACGGCCCGGGGGGTGGCGAACTGGAGGTCCGTCACGTCGTTCTTGATCGCCTTCGCGGTGCCCGACGAGTCGTCGACCGAGCACGTCGTCCAGCCGAGGCCTGAAGCCTTCGCCAAAGGACTCACTTCCTCTCGTCGGGTGCTGTCATCAGCACGCCGTCAACATCCAGCACAGCCGTGACAGGCACGGCTAGCCCTTCTCGCGCTGGTCGGCAAGGTTCTGCTGGTGCTCGCCGAAGTCCTCGACCCAGTCGGCGGCGGTCGTGTGCTGCCGCTTCTCACCGGTCGGGTTGCCACGCCAGTCACCGCCGTGCACGAGGTACAGCTCAGGCTTGTCGAGCCGAAGGCGGTGCTGCGACGCCTGGAAGCATGCCTGGCCGGCCTCGAACACCAGCCAGGTCTCGCCCTCCCGGACGTGCTGTTCGACGTAGCGGCGTCCGCTGTTCTTCGCGGTGTGCAGAAGCGCAGGGTCGAGGCCCTCGACCCGGACTCGCCAGCCATTGAGGTAGTGCGGGCAGTCTGTCTCCGCGCACGTGGCCTTCCGGAAGTGCGTGCTGGCCGGAGCGAGGATGCTGTACGTCTTGTAGGCGCCGGCCGGACCCATGGGTTCGAGGCGGCCCATCAGAAGACCTGCCCGGCGATCTCGTTCTTGGTGATCTGCACGGAGAACGTGACGCTGGTGAACCCGGCCGAGGTGGTGGTGGCGGCGCGCAGGTATCGGCGGATGGTGGCGGTGTTGCTGGTGGCAAGCCGCTGGGTGGTCGGCGCCGCGGTGACCGTGGTGAAGGACAGGCCGGTGACGTCTGCGAAGGTGACGTTGTCCGCGCTGTCCTGGATCTTGATCGTGACGTCTGTGCCGGTGAACCCGGTGACCTGCAGATAGGCCTGGGCGCCGAACGCGGCCGACGCCGTCGTGTCGATGCCGGTGCCGTTGGTAGCGGCCGTGTCCGTGCGCAGGCCGGCCGTCAGCTGCCTGCCCCACTCGAGGCCGTAGCCGTTGGCTTCGGCGTCCACGGCGAACGTGAACTCGCCGCTGGCGGCCCGGTTGCCGTCGTAGTTGAGCTGCTTGGCGACCATGCTGGCGCACGGATCGCCCAGCGTGGTGCCGCGGCAGTAGGTGACGACCACGTCCGCGGTGGGCAGCGCCGAAAGGACCGGGTGAGCGTGGCCGATATCGGTGTTGAAGTAAGCCGACCAGGAGATCGAGCCGTCCCGCTCGCCGCCGATCCGCTCCATCGCGGACTTGTCGATGGCCGTCACCTCGATGGGCTTGGTGCCCCCCGAGATCTTGCCGAGCGAGCCAATGTCCCCCGAGAGGTTGTATCCACCGATGTACAGGTTGTCGCCCAGGCCGGAGGCCTTCGCCATGACTACGCCTCCTCAGTCCATGCGTCGTTGATGACCGCAGGCAAAGTGATAGTGAAGACCCGGTACAGCGTGCCGTCCTGCTGGAGGTAGCCGGCCTGCCCATCGAGCGGCAGCCCTTCGGCGCCGCGGACGTCGACGTGGCGGATCAGGCCGCCGAGGGTGAAATCGCCGATGTACGCCGTGAACAAGCTGTCGATAGCCTTGACCATCTCCGGGTCGATGGCGTCCTGCGGCTCCTGCAGCGTGCTGGTGTACAGCCGGATGTTGAACACCATCACGACGCTGGTCGAGTCCAGGCCTGACGAGATGACGGGCCGGATGTGGTCCACCCATACCCCGGCGGTCAGGCCGGCACCGGGCCTGTTTTTCGGCTCGTGCTGGTTGACCTGGTCGAAGTAGCCGATGGTCAGGGCGTGGGAGACGATCGCGTTGAGGACGCTGTCGATGTCGACTGCCATCAGAGCCTCCGCTGCATCTCGTTGAAGATGCGGCCGAAGGTTCGGTCGGCTCGCTGCTCGACGCGCTTGGCGACGCGGCGGAACGTGCCGTAGCCCTTGAACCTGGTCTCGGCGTTGCGGCGGCTGACGCCCTCGAGCCACGGGCCGTACACAACGCCGCCGTCCGTAATGGAGAACGAGTCGTTGGAGACGCGGTTCACCCGGACCTGCGACTGGTAGTAGCCGGTCGGGTTGCGCAGCACCTGCTCGAGGACGCGCTGCACCTCCCCCTCGGCCCAGCGGGCGACCTCCTCGCCGCCGGCCTGCGTGTACCGCTGCACAAGGGCCGATGCGGTGCCGTCGAAGAGCGGGCCCGATGCCCGGACGATGACCTCCATCAGACGGCCCTCACCCTCGCCTTGCGACCGTGGGAGGTGTAGGCCATCTCCCGCAGAGCATCGAGACCAGCGCCGTACTCGGTCTTGGTCACGTTGCCGCCACCGACCTGCCGGCTGGTGGTGCCGACGCCGGTGGTCCGCGCGTAGCCGGAGGACTCCTGCAGCAGGGTGGTGACGGCCTGGGCGATGACGAGGGTGCGGACGGGGCCGGGCGGCTCCCAGCGGTACACGGCGGCACCCTGAGCGACGGCTGCGGCGGTGGTACCGAGCGCACCGCGGACCACGGTCAGCGAGCGCGAGGCGTAGATGATGGAGCCGGAGTGAGCGGCGAGGGTGGTGCCATCCCAGGCCCGGTCGACGATCAGGTTGTTGCCGGCGATGTCGACGATGCGCATGCGCTCGGCGCCGATGAGCAGCACCTCGCCCACCGTGAACGCCGTGCCGTCGGTGACAGCGACGGTCTCGTTGTTCTTGGCCGTGGTGAGGTCGGCCTGCAGCGTCTGGCCGGTGCTGGTCATGGCCCGTTCGGTGACGATGAGCCGCTCGCTGCCGATCCGCAGCACCTGGCCGACGCCGACCGCGGCCGAGTTGCTGACCAGCAGGGTGGTCGCGGTGTCGCTGGCCGCCGCGGTGGCGGTGCCGGCCGGGGACTCGTCGTTGCGGTAGCCCCACAGGCCGGTGATGCTGATGGCCTGCTGCCGGGTCTGGCCGCCGCCGAACGCGGCGCTGGTGCCGATGTTCAACTCGACCCGGTTGTACGGCGGCCCGGACCGATTCGGCTCGAGCATGACGTCCGCGGTGCTGATGCTGGTGCCGCCGGAGGAGATCGCGGTCAGCTCGATCAGCTCGGACGCGTCGAGCCACAGGCGCTGCGGCTGCGCGTACTGGTCCGGCCAGTCAAAGTAGCGGGTGTCGACCTCGGGGTAGAAACGGCGGTGCAGGAAGCCCTCGACGTCCCGCGAGGCAGCCGCGATCGCCCGGTCCACGTTCGAGTTGGACCGGGACGTCTCCTTGTAGTCGAGCGCCTGCTTGACGTCCTCGCGGGTGGCGTACCAGGGCTGCACCGTCACCGGGTCACCGCCCGTACAGCGACAGGCTGATGCCGGTGAAGGTGGGGCTGCTGCTGCCGCCGATGGTCCAGCGGATCCGGCCGACGTCGGTCAGCTGGTAGCCGGTGGAGATGTTGCCGTAGGTGGTGCCGGAGCTGTTCAGTACGGCGCCGCTGATGGCGGTGGCGTTCGAGACGAGGCACCAGTTGCCGAGGGCGTCCTTGACGTCGAAGAACACGGCGAGGGTCGGCGAGGTGCCCGTCGGGGCGTTGGCGGTGCTGACAACGAGCAGCCCGTTGCTGATCTTCGAGATGTTGATCAGGCCCGTGGTGGAGCCGTCGAGCAGATTGGTGGTGCCCGCGGTGACCGTGTCACTGCTGCTGTTCAGCGTCAGCCCAGACGCCCGGAACAGCTCGTTGGAGCGGTGCAGAGTCATCAGGCACCGCCGTCAGCGGTCGGGGTGCCATCCGTCGAAGGGGCAGTAGAGCTGCCCGTCCGGTCCTTGTCGGAGGGGCTCGCCGTCTTGCGGGCACGCGACTGGCGGCTGCTGCCGCTGGGCTTCTGCGTCGGCTCGGGCCTCGGCGAGGATGTCTCGGAGCTGTTCCCAGGAGATGACTCCTCCTCGGGGGCGGCCGGCGCGTCGATGACGAGCTCGGCGGGGGCATCGTCTGCGGCGTTGGTGGGGCCGCCGTGCACGCTGATCTTCGGCATGGGGTCCTCCTCGGACCAGGTTGTGGAGCCGCACTGGGGGCACGCCGACAGCCCCA